GATAGAAGAGCTGCAACATTAGCACAAAAGAAACTTCGTAAGGTAAAAGTTGCGAAACATATCTCTGCTAATAAAGACAATGCAACTCTGAAAATTGTGGAAGGAGATTCTGCAATGGGATTCTTATTAAAGGTACGTGATCCTGATACAGTTGGAGCGTTTCCACTTCGAGGTGTGATTATGAATACCTGGGATATGAAACCTGCAGAAGTATTAAAGAACAAAGAACTATCGGAATTGGTAGCAGTTCTGGGTCTCGATATTAACGATCCGGACAGTGTGGACAATATGACATACAAATATATTGCGACATTAACTGATGCTGACCATGACGGTATAGGACATATATCACCATTGCTAATTGCATTCTTTTACAAATTTTGGCCTCGACTGTTATTGGAGAATCGTGTTCAAATTACAAGAACACCAATTATGATCTCAACAAAAGCAAAAGAAGTCAAATGGTTTTATACTTATGAAGATGCTCAGGAGTTCAAAAAGAACGACGGTTATAAGCATCGATATATTAAAGGTCTAGGTTCATTAACCGAAGACGAATACCATACTATTATTAACAAGCCGCAGTATGACACTGTTACTGTTGATGATGCATCGGTATTTCAAATGATGTTTGGAAAAGATTCAAGTTTAAGAAAGGAGTATATGTTCGCATGAATTTAGAAATGTTTACAGAAGAGCTGAAGGGTAATAACTATCCAATCTCGAAGGTTGCTGCCAACGAATGGAAATCATTCGCAATGTATACCGTTGAGAGTCGTGCTATTCCTAATATGATTGATGGTCTTAAACCAGTTCAAAGGTTCTACCTTTATTCTTCATTATTAAATAGCAAGAAGGATTTCAAAAAGGTATCTGCAGTGTCAGGTATTATTTCTGACTATGGTTATAATCATGGTGAATCCTCTGCTGCTGGTGCAGGTCAATTAATGGCTGCTGAATGGAATAACAACATCTGCTTGATTGAAGGTCGTGGATCCTTTGGTACTCGATTGGTTCAAGAAGCTGGTGCTGCTCGTTATGTCTACTCAAGAGTACATGACAATTTCAATAAGTACATTAAAGATATTGATCTTGCTCCTATTCACGAAGATCCTGAACACGAACCACCTTCATTCTATTTACCGATTCTACCTTTAGTGTTGGTCAATGGAACAAAAGGTATCGCAACCGGATTCGCAACGAATATATTACCACACAACCCAAAAGATTTAAAGAAGGCTTGTATTCAATATTTGGATAAAGGTAAAATTACCACAAAGCCTAAAGTTATGTTTCCTGATTTCAAAGGAACGGTTGAACAATCGAAAGAAGACCCAACCAAATATGTTTCGTATGGTATCTTTCAACGTTCTGGTAAAACAGGCGTCTCCATCACAGAGGTACCATACGGCTTCGACCGAGAAGGATATGTTAAGGTACTCGATAAGTTGGAAGAGGAAGGAGATATCGTATCTTACGAAGACAAATGTAATAAGGACGGTTTCCGTTTCGAAGTAAAGCTCAAACTTTCTTCAGTTAAATGGACTGATACCAAACTTATTCACAAGTTCAAACTCAGCAAGCCATTCGCTCAAAACTTAACAGTGATTGATTTTGATGGTAAACTCAGAGAATACACAGATGCTCGAGACCTTATAAAGGACTTTTGTGATTACCGTTTAGGTATATTGCAGAAGAGAATCGACGCTCGTATAGAGGAGTTTAATGAAGAGGTTCGATGGCTTAATGTTAAAATGGAATTCATTCAAGCAAATATTGATGATCGTATAGTATATAAAAATAATACTAAAGAACAAGTCGTCAATCAAATAATGCAAGAGACATCTGCGCTAGGAGGTGACACAAACAGATTGCTCGCATTAAGTTTCTTAAATGCAACAAATGAAGAAATTGTAAAGTTAAAGAAACTGATTGAGGAATCTAAAACAACATTAAGCTTTTGGCAATCAACCACACCGCAAGAACAATTTAATACAGACCTGGAGAATGTATAATGGAAAGTAAAATAGCAACTGTAGAACTCGACACAAGCGCCTGGATAGATGAAGATGGTCTTGGAGTTTGCGTTTATGTTGGAGAAGGTTGTGAACCTGTCGTAGAAACAACATTTGACTTTGAAACATTAGTAGAGAACCACTTCGAAGGTTATACTATTAATGATAAGATCAGGCCTATGGATTATTCTGAGGTTGAAGCAATGGTAATTAAATTAGAGCAGATGGCAAAGTATGCACGGAATATGCTTGAAGATTATACGTTAGACATGGAAGAATAAATAATAATGAATAAACTTAAATTGATATGGAAATACTCATTAGGTGGTTTCTCTGACGATAAGACAGAGCCTTATGACGATTATGTTATGTTGCTACGAACGATTATTGTTGGTGTAAACTTTTTAACGTGTTTCTTTATTATGGCAAATACTATAAGGCATTGGTGATGAGTAGAAAAGATGATTACGAAAGAATGGATACTAACAAGTATCTCAACTTGAATTTAAAAACAGACGGGTTACCTCTACCAGATGTTAACGCGCAATTTATTGAATTCTTTCACAGAATGGATTACAAGTGGTGGAGAGATGTTGAAGAAGGTGATGTTGTTGTTGATATTGGTGCCTGTGTTGGTTTCTTTGTCTGCCATGCTCTTGATCGTAAAGCTTCTCGTATATTTGCTATCGAACCTTCTAGGCCTCATCTCAAAACTCTTATCCAAAATATTTCGGATCATTATATTGACAATAGTACTACTCCTGTCATTCCTATCGAAGCAGGCATAGGATCAACGTCAAACCATTTTAATAATGTCTTTTCAGAATATCGAGAGTTTAAAAGAATGTCCTTTCTCGATCTTGTAGTTGATTATAATATACCAAAGATTGATTACCTCAAAATAGATTGTGAAGGTGGAGAGTATGGTATCTTTAACGATATGAATATGGAATATCTAACTACAAATGTTAAACACATGGCAGTAGAGTTTCACTTAAGCTGTTATGGTGGAGCCGCAAAACAATGGATAAAGGTTAGAGATACATTATTACCGCAATTCAAAAAAGTACGATGGATGGATAAGAAACACGAAGCCTTAGCCTACAATGACCGATGGTTAAACGAAGGTAATTGGAATCAGTGTTGTGCATTCATGGTATACATCACTAACGAATAATTCCCACCGACTCAATTCTAATAAATAGAATTATACAAATAGGATTGGGTCCATGCCAGAAATTATTAACAATTACTTATCTCCAACTAATTTTACGATTAGTATAGAGAAGCTTCCAAATGTAGAGTTCTTTACACAAAAGCTAACAATACCAGATGTCACTGCAACTGCTACATCGTTGGGTACTCCTTTAGCAAACATGTACGAATATGGTGATCGTATTGAGTACGGTGAACTAACAACTACAATGATCATCGATGAGAATATGAATAACTATAAAGAAATTCTCAATTGGATAGAAGGCTATGCTTCTCCAGAATCCTCGAACCAAAACAAAAACTTTGCCGCGATCAGAGGTCATGAATCCGATATCATTGCGACCATTACCAACTCCCACAAAAATCCAAACATAAGATTCGTATTTAAGAATTGCTTCCCAACCTCTTTGGGTGGTGTTTCTCTTGATGTTAATGTTCAAGACGTGGCATATGCAACAACGGCAGTTACCTGGAGATACGATACCTTTACGATGGAACAACTATAAGATAAACCTTTTATTATGAATTATGATTTTATTGAAGTGGGTACATCTGATTTTGATACCCTTATACAAGACGCAACCGATCAATGTATTGGTCTGTGCATTGAACCAATCAAGTTCTATTTAGATCGACTACCAAACAAACCAAACGTTAAGAAAATCAATTCTGCGATTTCTTTTGATGGAAAAGTAGGTCGTGATAAAGTTTATTATATTCCTCTTGAGACAATTCAGAAACACAACATGCCTCTTTGGATTCGCGGCTGTAATTCAATAGGTGACTATCACTATCAACACAAAAAGAATAATCTTCAATCAGTTGTAGAAACAATTGATGTTGATACGATACCTTTAGGTGACATCTTTGAACAGCATAATGTTGATACACTTACTATATTAAAAATTGATACAGAAGGCGGAGATTGTTTTATATTAAATTCGTTTCTTCCTTTTCTTGAATCTAATGAAAAAGAACGTTGGCCTTCATGGATTGAATTTGAAACAAACATCTTAACACCAAAAGAAACGGTAGACGATACGATTCGTAAATACTGTGATCTTGGTTATACAGTAGCAAGACGTGGAGTTGGAGAAGAGAACTCAATCTTACAAAGCCCTTTGTGTAAATAACCATTGACATTTAGTGGTAAACCTGTTATAATTGTAATGAATTTAAAGTTTATGGAATAGATTATGGATACGAATGATATAGCAGCAATATGGGCAGCTGACTCGCCGATAGATGAAACCAACCTCCTAGGTGAAAGTAAAAGAATCCCATCGTTACACAGTAAGTACTATAATCTTTATTATAGGGAAGTCTTACGTGTTAAAAAGTTAAAGGCCGAATATAAAGAATTGGAAATGGACAAACGTAATTGGTACGATGGTTCAATGGCTGAAGAAGATCTGAGAGAAAAAGGATGGAAGCCATTTCAAAGAAAGGTAATTAGAAACGATTTGGATAAACATATTCAGTCAGATAAAGATATTATTAAATTAAGTCTTACGATTGATTTTCATACTGCCAACGCAAACTACCTCGAAGATATAATTAAAACAATACACAGTAGAAACTTCGTAGTAAAGAATATGATTGATATTCTAAAGTTTCAGTCAGGAGATTATTAATGTGGGATAAATTTTTAGAGTGGGGTTTCAAGAGAGAAGCAGAGAATCAATTTAAAGATGTCGAAGCAGAACTCAAGCGTGAAGATAATCGTATTAAGATAGATGTAATGAAGGACGATACAGATCCTGAAGCAATTACAATTGAGAACGCATATAAGACAAGATGGATTTGGTACCATACAATATTAGCAATAGGTATCTTTTTCACTAACGCATTATTAATATCAATACTTTTATTATTGGCAATTAAATTATGAATCCATACGCAGCAGATATATCTGAAGAATTAAAAAGAACCATTTATAATGGCTTTTGTTCTATTCAGGAAATCAAAGGAATACCATTAAGAACTCAACAAGGTATGTTACTTGCATTAACAGGTATGTTAAAAGAACATGGTTGGGCAGTGATTGGTATTACTGAAGCAGCTGCATTACGTATTCAAGAGAACGAATATAAAAGACCAAAGAAAATCAATCGTGCACATATCTATTCAAGAAAAGAAACAGCAGAGATTCTATTTTCAAAGTATTGGACATATACTGATTTTTGGGATTTCTTTTTAGAACGTGATTGTTGTGTATTAGCAACATCTAAGGAAAATTATTCAAAACAACCAGAAGACCTATGGAGACAAGTACCAAAGGGTATGTTTCAATCTGTAGGGTTTGCATTTAAATGTGGAAAAGAAGAAGCAGGATGGCTTAAAGAGCAATTATGAGTGAAAGAATAGAAGTAGAATTAATTGATTCAGTATACATGCGTATTAAAGCGGATGCTG